GTTGGTGTATGGGGCAGGAATTCAGCGAATCAATCGGCTTATACTTCGGATGAATGAGATAGCGGACCCAGAGTTCAAAGCAAAGATGGCTTCAATCAAGAATCGATATCGGAATGAGGTTCAGTTCACAGACCCGATGCCGAGGGATGAAGTCCGTGAGCTGGAGAAGAACAAGCTTGAAGATGAATTGGGGATCACTGCTCGGCGAATGATTCTTCGGACTCGAGGTCTCACGGAAGCTCAGATTGATGAAATTCTAGCTGAGGCAGACAAGGATCGAGAGAACAGAATGCTTCAGGAGTATTCGGCCGGTATCGGAAGTGGGAACGGCAATGTGATGCGTGGGGGGTCGAGTGAAACACGCGGCGAAAAGATCTCTGATGGAATGGCTAAAGCCGAGGAAGATGAGGACTGATGCCTTCAGACAGCCTATTCATACGGGCAAAGGACCTTCTTTTTCGTTCTTGGATTAAAGAGTCGGGCAGTATTCGAAGTCGATTTAGAAGTATGAATTCAAGCATTCAAAGCAAGCTGATTCAGAGTTCCTTCACTAGAGATGGTGGCCGGATGTATAAGGCCCAAGCAGACCGACTTGAACGGGCCATTCGGAGGGACATGCGTGCAGTATTTGATGCGGCAGACAGAGATATTCAGCTGGCAGTAGAAAAGGCCGCTTCCAGGGCAGCGCTGTACCAGAAAAAGTTCTTGAGAGTTTCGGGCGTTCCGATTTTGGGCAACAAGGAAATCCAGCTCTTGCAGCGGGAAGCTGTGAAGATGCTTGGAGAGGAGTTTCCGAAGGGGAGCGGTTTAAATTACCATGATCGGCTGAAGGCGATCAGGATGAGGCATGAGCGTGAGATGGTCGCTTCAATTCGAAAATCCTATCGAAATGGAAACGCAAGTGAAGTCATCAGGCGAGAAATGTCAAGTCGGTTGACGAATAATAAAGCTGGGGTTCGGACACTGGTATCCGGAGGGAGCGTTTCAAAGCAGGTATCGAGAATTATGGTGGCGGAGGAAGCTCGTATATCACAGGAAACAGAGAAGAAAATTCTGAAAGCTCATAACATAGAGCTTGCTTATTGGCGATTGAGTCCCGAGCATCTCCCAGGAAAATGTGAGGTTTGCGAAAGATTCGCGGCAGGAGTTGGCCAAGGAGTAAGAGCTGCTTTACGTAAGTCGACGTCGACGTCTACGTCGACAGTTGTTCTTGAGGGGCTGTATCTAGTTTCAGAGTGGCCGGACTACCCACATCCTTATTGCAAGTGCCACATGGAGCCAGTTGTTTGATTTCGTTTGAAGTTCGGAGTTGAAAACAGTTCGAGCAGAATATAGAATTATTCTGTAAGCCGCCAACAATTGGTTGACGGTAAATCCGGGCTGAAGGTAATTTAGTCAAGAAAGCCAAGGAGGTACAAAATGGCTAACAGTGCAGGGAGCGTTCCTGGCGGTGACCAGAGCCAGACGGATAAATCCCGTGGTTCCACCGTTCGTTTTCCGTTTACCAAGAGCGGAAGAAAAACCAATCGAGTTGGCGGTCCGATTACCGGCCCCAATTCTAACACGGTCGACGGAAATGTCCGGAAGGCCAAAGACAAGCGCTACGCTTAGACTTTAAGCAAGCCAAGCACGGTTTCGACACAGGAGAAAGAAGAAGGATATGGCTGGAAATAACGACAATCAACAAGGCACTGATCCGAAAGAGGGAGCTGAAGCTCAAGCAGATGGTTCTTCAAATTCGGGCGATTCGACACAGAAAAATGACTCACAGGACACTGGCAGAAGCGAAAAGTCGGCTGAGACGCTTTACACCCAAGACCAGGTGAACGAGCTTCTTTCCAAAATTCGCAGCGATGAGAAGAAAAAGCATCAGGGAAAGTTGGATGAAAATTCGACTACTTTAAAAACACAGCTGGACAAGATGAAAGAGCTCGAAGAGCAATTGTCCGGAGCACAGAAAAAATTGGAGAAGCTCCAAGAAGGCAAGAAGTCTGACAAGGATGGGCTGTCGAAGGAGCTGGAGGAACTCCGCGCAGAAAGAGAGAAATTACAAAAAGGGATGGATGAATTGGCAGCAATTTCCGCACAACAGATTGTCGATACGGAACTGCGGATGAAAAAGGAGCTGCTGATCCAGAAGCACGGGATAAAGTTTCCCGAGCTGGTGTCCGGCGATACCGTAGAGGAGCTTGAAGCCTCGGCCAAGATGGCTGCTGAGCGAGAAAAAGCTCTCGTAGAGCAGGCAGCCAAAGATGCCGAGGAGAGGACCAAGAAGCAGTTGTCCGATCAAGCTGCCGCTGGCCTTCCCGAGCCGATATCGACGAATGCATCCCTAGGCAATGGGAATGACCTGCCAACCGACTTAAGTGCTCGGGAAAAGATCGTGAAGTTGCCAAGAAACGAGTACCTCAAGAAACGCGCAGAGATTCTCCAAGAAGCTAAAAGGAAGGCCGGGCTTTAACCTCCGGCAATAGCTAAGGAGAAAACGAAATGCCATACACCGGTGTACAGACGGCGGGAGATGTGAAAGCTCTGCCCCAGGCAATCTTGGATGTCTTCTCGATGGACATGATGCATGAGGCTCTCGGCATCATGAAGTTCGAAAGCTTCGCGGTTCCAAAGATGGAGCTCGGAGTCACCCCGGGTCAGACGATCACAATGACCCGTTACAACAATATCCAGCGCGGTGGGCAGCTCAAGGAGCACGAGACGCTTCAAGAGAAGTCCATGTCAGCCAGCCAGCGGGCGATCACCGTCACGGAATGGGGCAACGCGATTGGCCTCACCGAGAAGATGATTCAGCTCGCGGCGGATGACCAGATGTCGGAAGCCGGCATTCTGCTCGGTCGAGACTTCGCGGTGGTCAATGACCTCATGCTCAGAGATGCGCTGTCCCTAGGGTCCCAGATCGTCAGAGCCGGGAACCAGGCTACCATGGCTGCTTTGGTCGGTGGAACCGACTATTTTGATGTCGAGATGCTACGTCTCGGTGTCGAGATTCTTCAAACGGCCAACGCGCCGAAGTTCATGGGCGACTTCTATGTGTGTTTCATCACACCCCACCAGGCCGCATATCTCAAGCGCGATCCGGATTGGATCGCGGCCAACAACTATGCCAACACCCGGGCGTTGTTTAACGGCGAGATCGGTCGCTGGGAAGATGTCATCTTCATCAGTACGACTCACTGTCGGAACGGAGCGGTCTCTGCGGTTGACCCGGGCTACGAATCAACGTTCGTAAACGCGGCCACCGGCGGCGTAACCCCGGCCCACGTTTACGAGGGGATTCTGCTCGCAGACAGCGCTTACGGAAAAGCCGTGGCGTTGCCAGCGGAGCTTCGCCAGAAGGAGTCCGAGGACTATGGGCGTAAGCACGGCCTGGCGTGGTACTCCATCATGGGGTCCGGGATCCTCGAAGACACCTTCGTGGTCCGGTTGCAGAGCGTCTAGGTTACCGAAATGATTAGGCTTTAAGCCTAAAGTCCGAGAGGAAGTGAATTATGGCAAGGGCAAAGAAAAAGACCAAGTCTGATGACGAGGCTCAGAAAGCTGCGCCGGTTGCCGAGTCTGCTCCGGAGGAGACCAGGAAAGATGAGTCGAAAGTTCCAGAAGGGCCTCCAAAAGAGCATAAGCCGATGGTTGCGTTCTCGTTGAATCGAGCAAGAGCTGTGAAGCATGCGGTCCCGAGTGCCGATGTGGTTCATACTGCTATTGCAACAAAAACCTGCACCAGATTTGTTGGCGGATGGATTGTTCTGGAAGCCGGCGAGGAGGTGAAGGCACGAAAAGATGTCATCGAGAGCCTTCGTCTACAAGGACTCGTAAGGTAATAATGTGGCAACTCTTGAGCAAGTCATTGACTCAGTACGGAGGAAGGTCTCGGATTACGAGATGCCCCGGAAGTTCGATTCGTCTTATTATGAATCGGCAGTCAAGTTTGCGCTCAGCAAGCTCAGCCACGATTACGGTGAAAGCTATTTAGCAGCTTCAGATGTTCCCTATGAAAGGGAATTCCTTCTCATAAAGCTCGCCACAATTGAGATGTGCTACACGAGGGCTCAGTCCGCTGAGACTTCAAGCAGTACTGATGATGATGATGGGATTGATGCGATTGCGTCAGTTGCTGTTCCAGATTTGGCTGTAACACAGTCAACGGATTCTCCGGAAGACACTGCGGACCGCTGGCTAAAAATTGCAGCGGATCTTCAGGCAGAGTATGATGGAGAGCTAAGCAACGATGGAGGGTCGTCCCTTGTCGCTGGGATTGAAGTTCAAACGATTAACCGTAAGTCGATGAAAAATGGAGGTCTTGCGAGTCGGAAGCTCGACACAGGTCTTCCAGCCGTGGCCGTTTCTGCAACGGTTGCCGGCCAGTCGGTCAATCTCACATGGACAAAGCTATTCAGTGACCTGTTTCTCCAATATGAGGTGTATAGAGCAACGACGGTTACATTCGAGGATGAGGAACGGGTCACTGTAATAGCTGATAATCATACCGTCGAGTATACGGACACAGCTCCGGGACTCGGCGTGTATTACTACCGGGTTTACACGGTGAACCCGAATGGCATCAAAACGCAGAGCAATAGTTTGATGGTCGAGGTGGTCTGATGGTCACTGAAGCGCAGGCGCAGAGGGCGACAGATAGAGCCATCAGGAGGTATCAGGCCTCAGTGATCAGCGTTCTGAAGCTCGCATCAGCGGGTACGCCAGACCGATTCGGGCAGTCTCGGGCAACCTTCTCCGCAGGGGTGCCCGTAATCGGTAGGGCTATCCACAGTCCGACGAAAGAACAGGTCACAGTCATTGGGGATGGTGAGAGATATGAGATTGCGTTTTTGTTCAGTCGTCTAGAGATGCTTCGGCGATTTCCTGCCTTGCCGGAAGGTAAGTGGATTACCACGTATGATCAAATTGCTTGGAATGGGAATACGTACAAGCTTGAGAAAGTTCAGCCAACGGGGCAAGTAGGCACTACGTTTTCATTGGTGGTGGCGCTGGGGTCCACTGCGGAAGGAGATAGAGTGCGATGACAACGAAGGTAGGCTTGTTCTACGGCGATTGGATGAAGATTCGGGCTTCACTGAAGAAGCTCGATTCTGACGAGGCCATCGAGAAGGCAGCAAAGCAAATGGAATCTCTTGGGAGGGTGATTACCAGGAAGCTGAAGGCACATATTCGGAAACAGGATTTGGATTGGGCGCCGCTTTCCAGTGCATATATCAGAAAAAAAGGCTTCGACAAGATTTACATAAAGAGAGGGGATTACCTGCGGTCGATCACTTATGACGTCACGGTCGAGAATGGAGAAGTCGAGCTGAACGTCTACCCTGAAGGAGACCACTATTCTGGTTTAAGCATGCAGGAGCTTGCGGATTATTTGGAGTACGGAACTGCTAAAATGCGGGCCAGGCCATTGTGGCGGCCGGTGTTTGCAGAGGTAGAGTCGATGAGACCTACTCGAAGTTTGGTAAGGGCTTTTGGGTTGGTTGCGTTTGAGGGAATGAGTTAGTGGCGAGTCTGTCGGTCAGTCAAGAAGCTTTGGAGAGCGCACTGGTTGCGAAGT